CAGCCAGCCCTCAAACGGCTTAAGAAAAGAAGCCACAGCCAAGTTAAACCTAGGTGACCTGGGAAATATCATCCTAGGCTTCTCGTCCTTGGCGGGACCCAACTTCTCTGCTTTAAGGAAAGCAGAGAGCCTAGCATCCTTACGAGACACAGGACCATCGACTCTCAAACTTTCCTCAGCACGGAGGTACCGTCTCCTCATCGCACCAGAGTACGACTCAGCGACGGCCAGGTAGGAGAGCTGGACACCCCTAAACCTAGAAGCAACAGCAGTGAGCCTGCGGAACACCGCAAGAACACAACCATCGACAACTGGGTCAGGGCCCATCGGCAGCTCCCCCAGAGACCGCAACCGCAAGGCCGCGATCTCGTTGTGAACACACGCCGCATGCACACCAGGAGTAAAGGTACCCGGAAACCCAGTGCGACACGCAACCCACATCTGACGACATGCCAAAGGCTGACAAGACCAGTCGCGGACCACGTCCAGGGACGCATCCTCTGCCAAAGGCGGGAAGGGTTGTACCAACTCGTCATGGCAGCGACCATAAGTCGCGACCGGTCTGTCTCAGTGCCACCAATGGCTGGTGGGGGCAGGGAGGATCCCGTCCGAGGAGCGCAACTCCTCAGCAGAAGGGACCCACGCCCACGCGACTGAAGAGGCCACAAAGACCTCCGTGAGGGACGGCTGAACATCCCTCTTCTTACACCAGTCCAATGCCCTGGAACGCATTGAATCCAGCAGAGTCGCGTCGCGCACTCTGAACACAGAGTACGCGGCCAAATAAGACACCAGGGAAGGACAGACAACATCGTAAGAGCCACAAGAAGACTCCACAACGTAATAAGCCAGCGAAGCGCTGCCATCCTCACCCGGAACCTTACAAACGGTAGTTGCCCCACCATGCAACTTTACCCCATCGTGCTTGCGGGAGAGGACGAGATTAAGCTCGGAGGTCCTAGTGACCGTGGGGAGGTCTGGTGTCCACCGCCCACGAACAAAAGCACCTACCGAGCCCATACCGCCCAGAGCACCCTCCATGCTCCGTACCCAACGCGCACGACGACGGGGTCTTGCACACAAGTGTGCAGTCGGGGGCAACACAGGGAAGCCCTCGACAAACCCATCACGAGGTATACCACACCCCGAGACCCACGCTCCCCTCACTCCTTCAATCAGACTCAAAAGAGAGCCATACCACAAAGCAACGACAAGGTAGCACAAGCCAGCGCCGACAGGGAGAACCGGAGTCAACAGGCCCGCAGCCAGGAGCAAACCCGACACGAACCACGAAAACAACAGCCAACCCAACAGCACAAGCAAGCGCAAACACAAGACGAACCAGTGGTGGTACGAGCGCTGCCAAGGGGTGTGAGGTACACCCCCTGGGAGAAACACGTGCCCAACCAAAGAAGCGGGAAACGCTAGCACCACGAAAACCAATCGCACCACCTCCTCAGGTAGTACGAGAAGCACGTAGAAAAGGACCACGGGTAGACGCCACGCCACCCGCAGAACAACCGCTAAAAACCTAAGGAGGGACCTGCGTGCCACGGAGAAAACACACAGGCGGCCACGAAGAAAGGGCCACACGAGGAACGAGAGATCCACAAGACCGAACGTGAGAAACCTCACGACGGAAAACGCCCGCAGGAGAACTCGGAGGAAGCCCTCGAGGACCAACAAAGGCCAAACAACGAGAGCAACGAGAACTCCTGCAAAGACGTGCACGGCCAGAACCGTGGAGCCCCATGCAACGCACAGAGCAACCAAGGCCTGGAGCCACGCCGGCCAGGAGGCCACCAACCAGAAGTGGCCAAACCCAGCTGACACGCCAACCGTGCCGTAGACCAACTCACCCCACACCGAACCCAGAACGACATCAGGAACCAAAAGATCAAGAGACCAAAAGTCAGACATCGGGCGGAACGGGAAA